GTTATCTTGATGCTGTTGATGATGCGGAAGAGAATAAGTTTGCCGCTGGCAGATGCACTAAAATAGTGCGTGATAAGACACGTAAATTTTTGCGTGACTGTAAGAAATGCCTGCGTGGAGATAGTCCTGAACCCCAGATCAATCTTGGGATGATAGACCAACTCCAATCCATATTTGAGCCTTTGGCTCAATCTCTCTCAGAAGTTGCTGAGACTGGTGACAGTTTTACTACACTGTTTGAGAGGGTTACTCCAGAGTATGTGGGTTTAGTTCGCGAATTCAACACCAGTATAGATAATTTTACTGGTGCCGCAAATAACCTGTCATCGAAAGGTATCCCCATGAAAATGGAATGGCCAGAGATTTCTTTCTCTAGCCTTTGGGACCTTTTGATGTCAAGTAAGTACCTTGTCTTGGTCCTAATGTTTGGATTTGGTAGCTATATTGGCTATTCAAAACTACACATGTTGGCTGGGATATTAATTGGACTATCTGTCCCTCGTCTTAAAGAGATTGGGGAATGGATTAGTTCCTTCTTTTCCTCATACTCTGAACCACAGTTGAATGATGGCGACATTCTTAAGGATATGCTGCTCAAGGTTTGGTCCTTTTGCTCTTTTCCGACAGAGTTAGCTGCCGAATATGTCAATATGGTGAATGAGTATTGTGAAGTAGGGAAGAAAGTTTCGTCCCTTTTTGATCGTGTCATACCCTACGTCAGGTATTTTTTTAGGTGGTTAGCTGTGAAGCTACCAATGAATCCTAGATGGATACTTTTCTTTGAGCCCTACCCTGAGTCTCTGTCTCTGGTCACTGAAGTTGACCACCTGTACAAGAACTTTAATAATGATGGTGATTCATTGAATGCGTCGGCTACTCTGGCTGTTTCGCTTAGACGTCGTATAGAGACTGAGATGACCCGCAATAGCGGTGATAATCAGTTTACTTCAATGCGGGTTGCCCTTGTGGACGCCCGTAGTAAATGTGATAGGATTGAGACTGCCTCCAAAGCTTATGGAGCTGGTCGGGACGTTACACGCGTACCTCCCGCAGCCTACCTATTTATAGGTGACCCTGGGATTGGGAAATCTTATTTCCTTGAGCAGATTTCTACTGTGGCCCTTATTAGTAAATATAGGTCTCGTGGTAAGGAATTTGTTAAGCGTGTAATTGGCAACAAAGCACAATACGTTTTCTCGCGTAATGTAGCAGATAAGTTTTGGGAAGGTTATTGTAACCAACCCATTGTATACTTGGATGAGGTTGGCCAGAGCAGAGATTTTGCTGGTCAGGCCAAGTCTGAGAATGAGTATTTAGCTTTCATCGACATGGTCAATGATAGACCCACGTCTTTGAATATGGCTGAATTGTCTCATAAAGGTACAACTTTTTTTGATTCAGATCTTATTATCGGCACAACAAATGTGCGTCGGTTTGAGATTGAGTCAATTCGTGAGAAAGCGGCATACAATCGCCGTTGGAAGAAATATGTATCCAGGATCTTGGACGAATGTTCGATCCCCGACCCTGGTTCAGATAATACTAATGGCTTGTATGTAAAGCGCCTCTTCAATATTGAGAGGGCGCGGGAATATTTCCTTTCCCAGAAACACCCTGATGGCACTTCGTATTCTGAGACTGATGTCGAAGATGCGATTGCCACTTCAGCTTTCCTTAGATTCAGGAAGATCGATAGTTTGTTCACAGCAGACACTGGTGCTGGTGAAGAACTAACTGTTGATGAACTGATTGAGGAGATGCTGTCAGATCTAGGTAAACGTAATGACATGGTGCAAACAAAACAGCATCATAGAAAACGTATATTTAGTAAATGGAGTTCCAAATTAGGACTTGGCGATGATGTGGACGATGAAATTGCAGAGGATTGCGAATGCTTTGCCTGCAAAAGAGTCCCGTTCGCCTGGATCCGTAAAACCTGGCACTTATATCAGGGTAAATTACCCAAACCGATGACACCGGACGATATCATTGCTCAAATTAATGAGGATGATACATATGAGAACACAGAACGCACAAATCGTGTTAAGAAATGTGTTTTTCAAATGTTAGCCGGTGGTAGACTAGAAGAGTTTTATAGGTTACTTAAAGAGAATTACTTGTCTGATAGAGTCCCCTCTTTTATAACTCAGTTTACTGAGAAATATATGGGGATGATTAAGAAGGCAGGTATATTATCGATAGCCTTTACTCTCCTAACTTATGTTGGTGGGAAGATTTTTGGGAAAGTGCGGACTGCTAAGAAGCCCACTGCTTGTCCGCAAATTGCGGAACATTGCCTAAATCTTTGTGATAAGGTCGTGCGTCGCAATGTTGTCAGATTTTTGAAGAAAGCTGATGACAAATATGTCCATATAGGCTTTGGCCTTGGACTTGTAGGTCGCATGGTTGTTATTCCGAGGCACTATATTGTGTCTTGGAAGATTAAATTGCAAAAGGAGGATGATTTTGACTTATTTATTAGTCGAATTGGTGAGGGACCTGATGGTACCATACACCGGTTGAGTGCTAAGGACATTGTCCAGAGACACTCTTTTCTTCCTTCCACTGCTGATATGGCCTTCATATATTTGCAGGATAAGATGCTCCCTTGGTTTCCAAATATCACGAACAATTTTGGACGTGTGACTGGGATATCAAAAGGAGCGTTCCCCGATATAGGAGATGATCTTGATCTCAATAACTGCCTGGCGGATATTACAATCCGTCCGGTGGAGGGAGAGAGGGGTGAGACTTCCTATGCTCATTTGGGAGAAGTATTCGAGAATTATAATAGTTTCGATTACGACTACCCGTCTGAGGTTGGGGATTGTGGGTTACCTGTGTTTGTCGCTTCGTCTGGAGCGATGGGTAAAACCATTGTTGGGATTCATGTAGCCGGAAAGCGTAAGCTATTTGGCTCTGCTGTCCCTATCACTAGTGTTGAGCTGAACAGAGCTAAGGAGTATTTCCTTAAAGACAATGGTCCTCTTATTGAGGTTCAAATGTCTCTTGCTGACCACAGTATACTCTTGGCTGAGGATGATGTCTTTGATATTCCCCAAGGTCAGAGTAAGAAGGCTGATGGTAAGTTGGTGCTTGGTAAGCTTAAACCACCTGTTGTTCCAGACAAGACATCTATAATTCCGTCGAAATTGCAGAATAAGTTTGGGGCTGAGCCTAAGACTAAGCCTGCTTTCCTCAAACCGTTTAAACGGAATGGGGAGAAAATAGATCCAATTTTGTTGTCCACCTCCAAATATAGTCGAGATACACTTCTAGACTATCAATTGATGTCAGAGTGCGTTCAAGATTACTCAGACTTTATTCTGAATGATAATGCTCGCAAGATAACTCCTGAATGTCATAAGAGAGTGTTAACGTACAAGGAGGCCGTTGCTGGTCTCCAGGGAGTAGATGGATTCGATGGGATCCCTAGGAAAACCTCTGCTGGCTATCCATGGTGTCTTATGATACCTAAGGGCAGCCGTGGAAAACAGTGTTTCTGGGGAAAGGAAGGGGAATACGAGTTTGAAAGTGAGGAGAATGCTGTCCTGACTGAGCGCGTGGATAATATAATTTCCGCAGCGAAGGAAGGGCGCAGACTCGCTCACATCTTCTTTGATTTCCCTAAAGATGAGCGACGACCAATTGAAAAGGTTGATGCAGGTAAAACCAGGAAAATTTCTGGTTGTCCTGTGGACCTTTGCGTAGCAGTGCGTATGTACTTTGGTGCATTTGTACAGTTTTATTTAGCAAACCGGATCTATAATGGTTCGGCAGTCGGGATTGATGTATATTCACATGAGGTGGATAAACTTGTTCGATACTTGACTATTTTGGACACTAAGAGCGGTGAAACCGGCAGAGTAATCGCTGGGGATTTCGGAAACTTTGACGGATCCCTTCCTTACGCTCTAATTAATGCTTTCAATGACACAGTAACTGATTATTACTGTGACAGGGGGAGCGAGAGTGAACGTGTTCGGAATGTGCTAATGCAGGATTTTGCTAACTCACGGCATATCCTGGAGGATGGGACTGTATATGAGTGGGTTGGTTCGAATGCCTCTGGAAACCCTTTAACAACTGTCCTGAATTCGTGGTGTAATAACATCATAATTAGGATGGGCATATGTAGGGTTAACAACATTGGGAGTAATTATCGAATTTACCTCAAGTCTATCAGGAAATTCTGGAAATGTGTGACATATGGTGATGACAATGTCATTGCCGTAGATCAAACTATGTTGCCTCTAGTCTCGCAGCTGAATCTCACTAAAGCCTTGGCTGGCCTTGGTTTTGAGTATACAGATGAGGAGAAGAGTGGTGATATTTCCGATAGGGATAGGAACCTCTATGAGGTCAGTTTCCTTAAAAGAACATTCCAGAATAACTGTGTGGATGGTTCGCGCCATTTCCTAGCGTGTCTCTCTCTAGATACTATTTTGGAGTCCATTCAATGGACGAAGAAAAAGGATGAGGAGGAGTTCTACGTTTCTAACAAAGACAATGTCTGTAAGATGTTGAAGGAACTGGCGATGCACCCGCGTGAAGTCTTTGATGAATATGCACCACGTATCATCAAAGCTAGTCAGGAGGAGTTGGATTTTACACCGATTCCTAATGACTATGAGAGCTGTCAGAGAGAGATTCTCTCTGGTAGCTTAGTGTGGTAGGCCTTCGGGCATTAATTGGAGCGAATTTAACGCTGGTTTCAAAAGATAAGCTATGAATGAACCAGGGGACGCTCCCAGGTGGACTATTTAGTCTTACTTATCAGCTTACCTGAGTGGCAGTCCCACTAAAAAGCTAGCTAACACCGGGTGCACAACGTAGGGTTACGTGCGCACTCTTGTATATATAGCCCGCTTCATCTAACAATAACCAACTCGGTTTGCCGGTCGAATCAAGTCTTCATGTGGGCCCTGAAAAGGGCACCACTTCTTTTGAGTTGTCCACTGAATCAACTTCATTTAATCGTGATAGTAGTTCATTGGACCCCCGCAATTCGTTTGACGTTGAGGCCAATACCATCAAGGAGATCGCTGATTTTTTAGCGAAACCCATTGTTGTAGGTACTGGTTCTTTCACCACTACGAATGTGTGGGGAGATAATCTTTTCCTCGGAAGTGTCAAGACTCTGTTTAATGCTCAATCCTTATGGGTGAACAAAATTCAGGGTTACTTATCATTCCGTGGAGATGTTAAGTTACGGGTCGTAGTAAATGCGACTCCGTTTCAGGCGGGCCTTCTCCGATTAGGATATTTTCCCTGCGGAGATTTTATGACCTCTGAGTCAGACATGCATAGATATAACCGGATGACTATTAGTCAGTTGCCCGGCACTTACCTAGACTTACATGATTCATCTGTAGAGGTCACTATCCCGTTTTTGGCACCAGCCACTTTCTTTGAACGAGATGTTCCCACTGCTCCAACGTGGGGACGCTTCTACTTGGATGTGTTTGAGGTGCTTAGAACTGGAACTGGACCAACTGCTGTTAACTTCACTATCTGGATGTCTATCGAGAATGTGGAGCTCTCAGGTCAGACTGTACCCCAGATGGCTTCTATGCCTAGACGTCGTACTCGCAAAGTTAATATAACTGATGCTGAGTCCAATGATGGTAAAGGTCCCATAACTAGAATCCTTTCTTCTGGGGCTACTCTAGCTTCTGATATTATGAATATCCCTGTTCTGACTGGGATTGCTACTCCTGCCTTTTGGGCTCTGCGTGCCGCTTCTGCGGCTGCTGAGACTTTAGGGTGGAGTAAACCTACTGTCACTTCTAGTGTTAATAGGTTCATTCGCACCTCAGGCTCTAATCAGCAGAATTCTGATGGTGGTGATGATGCAATTCCTTTGTCCTTATCAGCAGACAATAAAGTGGCTGTCATTCTAGACGCTGCACCTGCTGATCAGGATGAAATGTCATTCAGATATATACAGTCAGTTTGGTCATATTGGTTTGACTTCCAATGGGCTACGGCCCTTTCCCCTGGAACTGTACTTACCTCTGCCTCTCTTTCCCCTCTCCAAATGAGAGCGGGTGGAACCGTAGGTATTCGGTCGATTACCACTACAACTCCATGCGCTGCGCCAGCACTTTTTATGAAGTACTTCCGCGGTGGATTTGACGTCAAAGTCAAAGTCGTTAAGACTGGGTTTCACAGTGGTACATTGGCTATTAGTTACCTTCCTGGCAAAACGGTTGTGGCTTTGCCTGCTTATGCAGACACCTCCTATCTGTTCCGTTCTATTATAGATATCCAGGATGCTAATGAATTTACTTTCCGGTTTCCATTTATTATCCCCCAGGACTATATTGACATTTCTGAACAAATTGGTCAGATTGTCATTCATGTTGTTAATCCACTGTTAGCGCCTGCTACAGTGGCTAGCACAGTTGACGTGATGATTCTCGTTAAAGGTGCTCCAGATTTGCAGTACCAGGCGATCACTGATTTTTCGTGGTCACCTGCTCTTGCTCAGATGGTTGACGACATTGAAGTCCAAGGGGTTGATGTTGAGCCTGAGGGCTCAGTCGATAGGGAGTTCGGAGTTAAAGGGCAAGATGTTGAGCCAATTCACCATGCCCAGCAGTCTATTGGGGAATATACTGCTTCAGTTTTGTCAGTAGCCAAGTCTTATCATAGACTTCTATCTTCTGACAATACTGGTTTTCCTATAGATACTCGCAATTTGAGTATTTTCTCCCACCGATATACGGGAACAGCCTGGAATGGAACCTTGTGGACCCAAGCAGAGATGGGGGGCGATTTTATTAATTTAGTCGCTTCCTGGTATGCTTTCTCACGGGGGTCCATGCGGTTTAGATATAACTATGTCAGGCCTACCAATTCTGGTACGGTCGCTAAAGCTACATTTATTCCGGTTCTAACCAGTTATAGTAACTCATCTATTTCAAAGGCAGCTGCCTTAGTAAATTTCAATGGCACTTTAAGTAATTTTAGTGCTAGAGTCACTTCTGCGCCAATTGATAATGGCGCTTTTGCTGTTCAAGCTCCTTTTTACTCTAAGTATCGCTATATGTTAAATCAATTTGACTATACATCTGGTACTGGTACAAAAGAGTATATGCCTAATTTTGGGGTAACCTTCGATTTGGACGGATCTAATAGATTTCTCACCCGCGCTGCGGGCGATGATTTCCAATTTTCGTTCTTCGTGGGCATCCCGGCATTAGTGAGCTCGCCGTATAGTTAAAAAAAAAAAAAAAAAAAAAAAAAAAAAAAAAAAAAAAATTTTTTTTTTTTTTTTTTTTAAATTTTTTTTTTTTTTTTTTTTAAAAAAACAGATTTTGTTGGGATTTTTTTGGGCTTGGG